GGAGTCCGAGTTCGGTTGCTGCCCTTGTCCCATCGACGTCGACGGCAACAGTGCATTTTTAGTTTTGCCGACACCCAGATAGGCCGCGATCAGCAGGTGCAACGGAGGGTGTTGTGCCCAGTAGCATGTCAGCTCTTCGATCTGGAAGAGCGTCATCTCGTCAATTACGGGGTAGCTGTATCCACAGGCGGTCGCGAGGAGACCATAGATTTCTCGCCAGGGTTCAGCGTCTCCGAAATCACGTCCGAAACTGACCTGGCGCGCGCACCGTCTGCCCCCGGGCTGGTCCCGGGGGCAGACGCTTCCCCCATAGCGGCTCCGCCTGGCTTCAGCCCGGAGCCGGTCAGGACGGCATTCAGGACGGCACTAGCATTCCCGAGATCGAGTAGGTTTTCGACTTTGTCCGGCGTCATCTCGGGATAATTGCGCTGCAGCGCCGCGGCAACGATGTCGATCAGCACGTTGATTTGCGCTTCGCCCATCGATACGCCAATTTCGGTCAGTTGTCTTACCTTGGGCATCAACCGGCGGAGCTGGCCGAGAGTAAGCGGCGGCACTATCCAATCCTGGCCGCCCATTGCGACCGCCACACCGGGGATCATCACTCCACCGTGCTTAGATAGCCGATCGTCCCCGAAGCGTCAGCAAAAGCCATGAAATCGAGCTCGCTAATCGTCCAATTGTCGAGCTTAGTCGGCAGTGACAATTTATTTGCCGTGCACGCGTTCAAGCGGAGCGCGGTGCCGCTGCCGTTATAGGCAGTGTAAAACGTCGCCTTGAAGGTAGGAGTAATACCCATCGGCTGGTTCGCGAGGGTTACCCTGCTGCCGCTTGTCGCGACATTGTAGGTATACGAGATCAAGATCGCGGCACTAGCGTCGGCAGATGAGAAAATATACGCGCCGGTAGCAAAGTTGACCGAGTATTGGCCGGCGGTCGAAGGCGTGGTCACTCGGTTGAAACGCTTGCCGCTTCCGGCGTAGCTGACGCCGAGATCATCATTGTAGCTCGCCGCATTGGCGGGAATGACGGTGTAGGGCGTCGTCGCCGGAACCGTCGCGGCCTCCAGCTGCGAGACGGCGAACTGCCCCGTAGCTGGCGTCACTCCGAAAAAAATATCCGAATACAGCAAACCGAGGATCTGCGCGAATTTGGCTTTCCCGACTATCTTTCCCTGCCCACGGGCTATTGCCACTGGAAACTGAAGCTGGCCATAGAGCTCTTTGTCGCTCCAGTCGAAATCGATCTGTATATCCTGCAGCACGCCGAATTGTCGTGGACCGATGCCCGACCCGATTACATCGGTGCGTTCTCCCCATACCGCACCGGAGCCGAAGCTTAATTGCATGTCATTTACTCCCCTTCAAGAGCTGCTTCAGCATCTCTTTGGCAGCGTGGGCGATATTCCAGGCCTGCGTGTCGCGGGCGACTGCCGAGCCCGGGAAATGGTCGGCCCACCAACGTTCAATCAGCAGCTCGATCGAAGGGGGCGCAGCGCCTTGGTTGGTGCTGTGATCTTCCTCGGCCATTGGTCACTCCTTCGAAGAAGGCGAATTGAAAGGAAACATCGAAGCGAGCATGCTTAATAAATGCCCGCCTTTGGTTAGTCGCCGATTGTTAGAGGCACAGAATTTCGACGGGCACGATCGCGATGGCCTGATCACCGAGTACGCCCTCATCTGTCTGAAGCTTGCCCGATATATAGGCGTGCTGAACCATCTGAGGCAGCCCTAGGTTCTGGATCCCAGTCGTCGGTGACGGTGCGAGCGCGGCTTCGAGAGCATCGAGCAGCGGGTTCAAAATTGAGGCTGGCGCCAGATACGGGTCGCTTGAATGGGCGTACACGTAGAATTCGGCGTAGAGAGTCCATACTATCGGAGCGCCAAGCTTCTTTATGACGGCTTGACCCCCTTTTTCGCTCATAAACAACGCGGGTTGCTCCGCCGGAGCGACGCCTGCCCAATGTCGCAGACGGCGATTTGCATTGGTGAACCGCGCCGCAGTTGCGCCGAGCTCCCATAAGGCGGCGTAAATCGCTTCACGAACTATCATCGGTCGATTCCGAATACCAGGACGCGGCGATCCATGGGCCTGTCGATAAACCGAGACCCGTCGCTTCTAATCCCGAGGGCGAGGAAGCCAAGATTAAATACCGATCGATCATCATCGCGTTATTGCCTCGCGCAATGCCGCTTCCACCTCATCGCGGATCGCAGGGTCCATATCTTCCAGTGCGGAGCTCAAAAAAGAAGGTTTTGGAACGTCTATCCGGCGACGGTCGGGCCGCACATTGATCGCCGTCCTGGCTCTCGGGTGTGCGAAGGCCTTTGTGATATGGCGCAGCTTCGCTCCGACGCCAACTGCACCATATCCGTGAGTGTGGGCATATTCGCTGGAGCTGGAAACCGTTGCTGCAATCCTGTCGTCGCTCTGATCGAGCTGCAGGCTCAATCCGAGTGACCCTGAGCGGCCAGCGACGGATTGCCCAGTGGGATCGCCCTCCTGGATCTTGCGCTGAAGTTCAATACCCAGCGTGGTGATCGCACGGGCGAGCCCCGACGCAGCCAGATCGGGAGTGGCGCGCAGCCAAGCCAGCACTGCCTCGTCGCCGACGAGACGTGCAGTAATCATAGGACGCCGGATATTATCATGAGATCGGTGGTACTTACCGCTGGTGCTTGTTGGATCGCGGCGATCGGCGCAACCAGACGATATTGTTGCAGCAGTGTCTTAATCGCGTCGCTCATGTCCTTTTGGGCGTACGCGACGGTCTCTGCACCGCCCAATGATCTCGAGACTTCGCCGATGCGCGTACGCTCTCGGTAGCGCAGCGAGACCAGTTCGATGCATGCCTGTACGACTTCGGGCGGACTAGTCGGATACCCGGCCGTATACGCGATAACAACGTTCTGGGCCCCGCGGTTGAACCTGTAACCGCGGACCGAAAGCTGTGTGGAAGCGAATCGGTAGCCGGCTGCGTTAAACGCGGCGGCCGCAGGAACAGCCTGGCCGTCGATCGTCAATGACAGCACAGCGGTCACCGGAAAGCACGCGAATTGGAGCCTATGGCCTCCAGTTCCGTCGCGTATTTCGAGGTAATCAGCCGATGCGATCCGGCGATTCAGCCAAGTCTGAATATATTGACTTGCCGCCGCGATTAGACGGGCAAGCAATGCGTCGTCTGTTGCCGGAAAGGCAGCCTGCCCGGTCTGCAGCCACCCCTTGACGTCGGCGAGCGTCGTCAGATCCCCGAAGGCCACTGGATCAGGCCTTTTTGGAACGGTTGCTCGGCAACGATTTCATGTCCTTAAAAACAGGGACGAACCCATGCGCCAAGAGCTCGGAGGCGGCTTCGGCCGGCACGAGCACGTCCCCGTTCGAGTCGCCGAGAAATTGACGGCCGGCATAGGAGCACCCCGCAGCGTCGTCGTGGTGCAGCGTTAGCACGCCGACGGAAATCGCTTTGTCGCGGGTCTGTGCCATTACGAATCCCCCGATTGTCGTCAGGGGGTCCACAGCTCCCAGGGGCACGCGGACCAAGCCGTTGTCATCGACCAAATACCGCACTGCCCCGTGGTTCGCCTCATCTTGGCCAAAAGCAGCGCGCAACGGTATCAAGTCTCCGCCGAGCAAGACCCCCGGGATTGACCCGGGGGCTGGCACAACAGACGCTATCAAAGAATGCGCCGGGATGTCGAGCATCAGCGTCAGCCGTTTGCGATGTTGCAGATGACGCCCATCGCAAAGGGAGCATAGACGGCCAGTACTTCCTCGGCATAAACCCCGATTTGGCGCTGGCGCGTGACGATAGGCCAATCGATTTGGTAATAGTCTTGCCGCGTCTTGATTTCGGCAACGTTCGGTACCTCGTTCGACTGGTACTGGATGGGCAGGTTCTCCGCCCAACCGATGACCGTTCCGGGCGGCACCTTCGGGTGAATTCGAATCGGAATGCGCAGGCCCCCATTCAGGGCGAAGGGATTGTAATAAAACTGAACGACTCCGGACGCCGTCAGCTGATACTCCCCGTCGCTGCCGTCAGCGGGACTATCGTAGCGCAGTAATGGACCCGAGGCGTTCGACAGCACTTTTGCCGTTATGTTCTTCAACTCCTGCGAGTTGACAAAGAGAACCGTCGGCGAGACTTGAAAATTGTCCCACATCTTTTGGAACATCGTGTCGATCTCGACAACCGAGCCGCGGCCCGATGCAGTCAGAGGTGTGCCAGTCCCTGCCGTCCCGGTCGGCATGACATTGACGTAGGCATTCGACCCCGGTTTCACCGCCGTGGTCAAGAGTCCGTCATAGGCGTAACTCGGGTTGGCAGAGTTGTCGCCAGTAATAACGGTTTGCGCCTGGTTGCCGGCGCTGAGTGGCGCCGCGACAGCTAGACTGTTGATTGTCGTGATGGCCTGCAACGTCTCGCTGCTGCTGGTGGTTGACATATACCAAGCATACGCGACCGCACCCGGGACCGGGTTGACTGAGCAGAACAGCGTCTGACCGAGTGTCACGGCCTGACTTGCCTCGGCGCTGATGTTCGAGGAGCCGCCGGACAATGTGAAAGCCTTGCCGTCGGCTCCGGTCACGGTCTTGGCGGTCGCAACACCGCCCAATACGCTCGTGTTCTGGTAGCCTTCGAGGGTCAGCGCCACAACTTTGACGAAATAAGTCGCCGCCGGCAGCGTTGCCCCGGCGCCTGATGCCGATAGGGTCGGAGTAGAAGGCGTACCGAGCGTCAATGACGCATTGCCGGCGAGGATCGCCATCTCCTCCTTCAACATCATCTTTTGCAGAAGACGGAAAGCCATCATGGCCTGGATATCTTCGAAGCTCCGGCCCGCGGAAATTGCTTCGAAAGTTGCCGCGTCTTCCTCCCCGATCGTGACGAAGGCGGAGGTTTTGTTCGAGGTCGAATACGACATCTGGCCCGAGCGTTGGCCTTCCGGCACCCACCCCATCGAATCGAAGCCGGAGCCGATGATCGCGTTAACTTGCCGCCAATTGGTTGCGGAGCCGACGCCGCCGCCGACGCGTGGAACGATGTTCCTGAGTGGAGTGACAAATGGATAGAGGTTCTTCGCTGGCGCCTGAAGGTCAAAGGCCAATAACCCGGTCGCAGTCGAAATCGATTTGGCCAATCGAAAATCCGGCTGTGCCAAAGCCCCTTTCATGAGCTCCAGCGATTCTTGAGTGATTGAGTTCATCAAATTCCTCCCAGAGAAGGGGGGCAAAAAAAGCCCGGCAAGGCACCGGGCTCGGCGAATGCTGTTGGGCCGATGGTGTTGTGTACGTGACCGTCAACGCCTCGAGCGAGTTGCTCCCCGGCGTCGGTGATCGCAGAACTAAGGTTGATCGGCAGCTGAGCCGGCAATTCGAATCGGAGCCGCGTAGCTGGCTTTTATTAGCGTCAGCGTTTGTTCCTCTTTGCTCATCTTGGCGAGTGCTGCGGCGATCGCTTCTGGCGACAGTTCCAGCTCGCCGCTGCCAATATTGCGTTGGCGGTCCTGCTGCTTCGATATCGAAATAGTACCCGTTGCCATGGTTAAGGGAGGCATCGGTGTCCGTGCAATCTCGTCGACTCG